CCGGGTACTGTCATAGATATTGTCAAGGCCGACGATAACACGCTTATCAGAGAAATTACATATAATGGCAGTCCTCTGACCGTTCAGGTAACAGGTGGAGTGACGTATAAGGTGATTGTTAAAAAGATTGCCTCTGGGTATACCTTACCTATTGATCAACAGTTTCTTGCTGTTGCTGACACAACCAGGAGCGTGAGAATCACGGCTATACCATTAGGTGTTTATATAGAGATGACCGACGGCAGTCTTGTCACTGCTGACAATTACAGTGGTGGCACATATGCTTATAATGCAAGGGTAAACTCGATCATCGTCGCGACCGCTAACTGGACAGGACGCATCCTGCCGGATGCGGACCTGCACTCCAAGACTATGAAATGGACTCCATCATCGCCCGGCAAGCAAGTGTCGAAAACTATGAGCAGCGATTCCACAGTAGCTGAGACCGACATGGATGGAGCTGAGAACACACAGGCGCTGCTGAATGTTTATGGCAGTGGTGTAACTGAAAACTTTGCAGCAGGCTATGCGTATAATAAGACTTTTAGAAGTGGGAAGCATGGATACTTGCCGGCGCTTGGCGAGCTAAAGATGATATACGCTAACGCTACTGAGGTGAACAAATGCCTTGCAAAGCTCATTGGGCAAAGCGATTGCATCGGTAATCATTGGTTTTTGAGTTCAACACAGATAAACGAGACCAACGCTTGGAACTGGCAAACCAGATCAAGCTGGAACAACTGGAACAGCTTGAACAATGTTCTCGTTCTCTCCGCTTTATAACTTATAAATTTTTAATTTTAACTTCAAATGGAACAAAGACAACCGCCTATCTATCACTCGTGCCTACAGCTGTCGAGGCTTGTGTTTTCGATCACGCGCCACTTCCAAAAGAAAGCGAACTATGAGGAGGGCGCAGAGCTTTGTTATGTCAGCGTGGAGCCCATGAAGGAATGCTTGCCCCACTTCAAGACTTATCGCGTCAGAAAGAGACTCGCTCATCTCATGCCAGCAGAATGGTGGGATAAAGTTTACGTAATAGGTCATTATGAAAAATTTATAATTAGAAAAAAACATCAATCAAAAAAATAAAGTCTATGTATAAGGTAAACGCTTTTTGCAAGAAATCAGACTTTTGGAAGTCGAAAGAGATGGAAGACGGACGGATAATAGTTCGCTTCAACGAGAAAACGTCGGGCGACTTTGTGGAGTACAGCGAGGCTGAGACTGAGAATACGGTGGGGGCGTTGCGGGAGCTGATGACCGAGGCAATTGAAGACTACGACAAGTCGCCTATGGTGAACAGCTTTGTTATTGACGGGAAACAAATCTGGTTAGATCGTGAGACCCGGATCGTGCTCCGTCAGCGGTTTGCCGCAGAGCAGGCAACCGGGGCAACAAAGACAAGCCTGTGGTATGGCACGGACGTATTCAACCTATCCGTTGAAGAGGCTATCAGGATGCTCAACGAGATAGAGGTATATGCCTGCAAGTGCTATGACGTGACAGCCGCGCACAAAGCCGCTGTTCAGAAACTCGCGACCGTAGAAGAACTGCTGGGGTACGACAACAGAACCGGATACCCCGGCAAACTCGAATTTAAGACAACTGGGGAATAATGTGTCTCAGAGGTTGTTTATGGCATAAGGGTAGCAATGGCCTCGGCGTTGGTCCTATGTGGCTGCGCCGGTTTCTGCCATACAAAAAGCGATTTGATACCGCTGCGAGGATTCACGATGATGAGTATGACCAAAAAGGAGACGGACACATGAGGTTTCTCTTTGACAAGTACCTCTTGGAGAACATGCTCAGGCGGTCGGGGAATGACGTGCAGGCGGTGTTCTCAATGGTGTACTTCGTGTGCGTTCGGATGTTCGGCTGGCTTTTCTATCGGTATGACAGAGAGATGAGTTTGAGGACAGAAAGACAAAAAGGACAGATATAAGGACATACAGATGGAAAGCAACATACTTAACTTACCGGGCAACGGGTTGCAGACGGGAACGAGAGCGGCAGGGGTCACGATATTTTACTCGGAGATCACTCAGATGATCATCGATAGCCGGTGGATATTGGTGGCCGTCGTGCTGTGCTGCGTCTTGGATTTCAGATTCGGATGCAAGGAGAGTGTCAAACGTAAGGAGGCAGCAGACAAGGATGGGAATGCACTACTGAGTGATTTCTACCATTTCCATCGTTCGCGTGCCATAAGACGCTCGTCGAATAAGTTCGTGGACTACGTACTGCTGATGATGGTGTCCGAATCCTTTGGTGCAGCTTTTCTCCCTTATATTGGCGTTCCGTATATTTACGGTGCATGGGCGGGCGGATTGATAGCCTGCGGTTGTGAGATAAGCAGTGTGGTCGGGCACTTCCTCTACATACATGGCGTTAAGGTGGAGAAGAAGAATGCTAAAGGCTATATTCTTGCCTTCGTCAAAGCCTTGGCTGTGGCTTTTGCCCGGCAGAAGGCTGGCGATCAAGTCGGGGAAGCCCTCGAGCATGCTTTTAACGAAACGGAAAAGAAAGGGAATAAAAAATGAAGGCAAGTGACTATTGCAAGAAAAAGACAAAGGCATTTGAGGGATTAAGGCTCTCTGCCTATAGGGATTCAGGCGGAGTCCTGACGATCGGGTACGGACATACGTTAGGAGTAAAGGCAGTACAGAGGATTACGCAAGCGCAAGCGGACGCATATTTCGAGAGGGACATGGCGAACGTAGAGGCGTATCTTAACAAGACAGGGCTTAAACTGACGCAAGGCGGGTTTGACGCTTGCGCGGATTTCATCTTCAATCTCGGCTCTTATAAGTTCGCTGGCTCAACGCTTTTCAGGAAGATCAGGGCTAAGGCTCCTCTTTCCGAGATACAGAAAGAGTTTAGAAGATGGGTCTACGGGAAGAAGAACGGGTTGACGGTCAGGCTACCGGGTCTTGTCGAAAGACGAGACTGGGAAGCAAGGCGATTCGCGGAGTAGTAAAGAAAGGAGGAACTATTATGAACAAATTCAGCAGATTCGTGGAGAAATGGTGGTCAAGGATCTTCATGTTAGCTTTCATCGCCTTTGCGGCATGGCTGCTTGTCTTGCTGACATCATGCTCGACAAGCAGAACTGTAGAGAACAGGACGGTGAAGGACAGCGTGGTCTACGCTTACAAGACGCTATATCGGGACAGTGTGAGGATCAAGGACTCGGTGAGGGTCATGACGAGGACTGTAACGCGCGATTCCGTTGTGTTGAGAGTAGACAGCGAAACCGGAAAGATCTTGTCGAAAGACTCGTGGCACTGGAATGATACCAATACGGACAGGGATCATATCCGGGACAACACGCAGAAGACCGATAAGGAGGATTCCGTGGCGCGCACGGAGCTAAAAAAGAATTCAACTATGATTATACATCAGAATGATAATAAAGCCACAGAGACAAGAAAAATCGCTCCAGCCTTCAAACAAAAGGTGAAATATGTGCTTTCAGGAGTAGTAATCGGAATACTACTCTCTTTAGGATTTAAGTATAGGAAACAGGTGATGGCGATCATCCGAAAGTTGGTTATTATGATTTAGGTTGATAATTGTTTTTTTAGTTCATTTATTAGGTTAGGTTTAAGTTTTGTTTTTATACGGTAATTTTTGCCTCCCCCAAGTCGTGAGATTCGAGGGAGGCTTTTTATTGTTCACGTGCTGCGTCCTTCTTGATAAGGATGTCTATATACTCAGATTTGTTTTTTATCTTATGTATCAGTTCATTGGCTTCTTCGCTTATCCTAACTGTCACAGGATATTTCCTTCCCGTTGCGGGACGACCTGTAGCAAATTTACTTCCTGCTTTCATTTCATTTTATTCTATTTTGTTTATGTGAATTGTAGAGACAGACGGTTTTATGCCTGCCTATTTTGCAATTTATAAATCGATAATCCGGTAGAAACCTTCTATCTGTTTTATGTGTATTACTCTACGTCAAAGGCTTGCGCTGCCCAGTATCCATCTACATACTCGAAAGCACCGCCTACCTCTACGTTCTCACCTAACGAGTCCATGTATTCTTGCATGATTAGCTCGGCTTCTGCCCTGCCTAATTCTGCTCGCTGCTCTTCTGTGAAGTGCACAACTGTTCTGCTGTCTTGATAGGCGATTTCTACTTTTCCGTATTGACTGTTGAAAAACTCAAAATTCATAGATTCCGCTTGACCGTGGTGCGGTAGGGCTGAAATGGTTAATCTTCTTTGGGTATCAATCCGAGGGCATAGCTTACTCCATTATAGCTATCGTAGAACATAGTGCTGAATTTGGGCATTATTTCCAAGCCGTAGGCGTCGAAATCAACTTCCGGTATCATAACGAACTCGGATGAAGCCTTGCGCTTTACTTGCTCGATAATTTCCTCTTTCCCTTTTCGGGCTTTATCAAGCTCTTCGAGTAAGGTGCGATCATCGGAGGTGAACTGCTCTTCTATGTTTTCAATGTACTCGTTGTACGCTTTCTCCACGTCGTCGACGGTATCAAAGACATAAGCATATTCTATGTCCTTGCAATAATCCATTACGCTCAGACCTTTGGTGCAATCGTATTCGTCGAAGTCGTTCGTCATGTTCCAATCTGAATCACAATCGAATTTCTTTAGAGCTACGACCTTCATGTTGAACTCCTGGGCGAATGCCTGAACCGTTTCGAGATCCCAGTATGTGTAAGGACTATCCTCTTTGTAAGAAAACCCATCGGCGTAACGAGAAGTAATAGCATCCACACCATTATCAAGTTCAATGTGTTCTAAGTCTGCGTCACCGTATGAGATTTCCCTGGTTAGTGCCTCGAAGAAATCCTCACCTGTATTAACATCAAAACGGATGTTAGTAATTAGACGATCAATATATTCTTCCATAAGTTTCCGCTTAACCGTGCTGCGTAGGGCTATAGGTTTATATCTACTTAATCTTCTCGAAAGCATCTTCTGCTATAAAGACGGCATCCTCCAATGTACCGTTGCATTCCTTGCAAGCGTCCATAATGCTCTTGATAAACTCGTTGAAGCTTGCATTGGCATTGCTTCCTTCGGATGATTTATTGTACTCATCCTCCGTGAAGTTGATGCTGTCGATAAGCTGCTTGGATGTAAAATCTAATTTTTTCATAATTTCCGCTTGACCGTGGTGCGGTAGGGCTGAAAATGTTTACAAATTAGTTGCGTCCGGAGTGTATAAGAGATAATCTCCTATAAGGTCGTCGCTACCAAGACGGGGAGTAACCAGTTTCGTCCGTAGTGTATAAGAGATAATCTCCCTTATCGTTAGAGCCTTGTCCGCAACCGTAAAGTTCCGGGTCATTCTGCTGAATCTCCGCGTCAAGATCCTCGAGTTGTGCTTTATCCCAGCTCTCCTGCCCGTATTTCTCTACCCAGTACGATTTTAGCTCATCAAGATAGACGTAGAAGAGATGCGGATCTCGCTCGTCTACGGTGCAATAGCTACTAACTACATAGCCATCTTGGTCCTGAAGGATTGTATCTATATCATTTCCTGCGGGGTCGCAATACTCGTACAACCAGTTGGACCAGCCATCTGGACCAATATATAGCGGGGTGCTTCCCTCATTCTTTACAAGCTGATACGGATCGAATACTCGGATGTCATAGAGCGTTCCATCCTCGTCAACCACTACCTCCGCATTGACTTCCTCACAAGAGAACTTGCCATTCAGGTAGTCGCTATTTCCACCGTTCTCTTGGAAATCATTCATGATTTTGTCCTGCTGCTCTTTGTTGAGCTCGTCGTAATTATAACTTGTAAGTTTCATAATCGTATATTTTAATTGTTCAACTTATTTTTATTATCACATTGCAAAGATACGACTTTTATTTCATAAATGCAAGCATTTAAGCAAATAAATTATTGCATTTAAGTATTATTAACATTATACATGAAAAAGCAGAAGTCATCCATCCTGGATTTCGGACAGGACAAAAACAAAATAAACGATCAAATCTTAATGCCGTACTCTTCCTGTAGTTGTCGGTATAGCGCGTCCCTGTCATCAGGGTTATCCGCGTATTCCTCCGCCAGTATCAGGCAAAGGTGCCGCGCCCGTCTTGGGCAGTGAAGCCTTAGGGATTTCCTTATCTCCCAATCGAATTCTTCTTCCCTTGTCATCATTCCTCCTCCCTTAACATTAGATTAATCAAGAACTCCAAAATCAGTATTGTCTCGATCAGCACGCCACCCCATGAGGCAAGCCCATAGAGCAGCATTTGCCTGAAAACCTTTTGCGAAGGCATAATATTGTATTTGTGCTTTACCGCTGAGTAGATTCTTATAATGCTGTAAACGGCAATGACTACACATACGGAACACATCGACCCTAAAAGGTGAACTACCCATGAGCTAAAGACTCATGGGTAGTTCACCGTATTTAGTATTTCTTCCCGTTCAACATTGGTCGCAGTTCATTGTACTTCATCTTCTGTTCCACGAACCACCACAAGTCCTTATCGCTGCCTGTCATATTCTCGAAGCAGTCGCCAAGAATATTGATAACCATACTGACGCATGACCCAAGGATACTTTCATCAAATGCGTCAGAAAGAGTCCCAATCATACCAAAGAGCATCCCGGGTAGTTTGTAAACAGAAAATGCCAGTAAGGCGTTGTTTGAAACAACATGGTCTATTGATGTGATATACAGTTCGTACTTTTTCAGCCCAGCAAAATCCAACAGCCGGATAACAATATCCGAAAGCTCATCTTCCAAGCTATCCTTGATGTTCCATTCGTAGCGTGCCGAAAACGAACACCCTACAGATATATCCGCGTCGAACCCTTTGATGTTGGCGTGCAGTCCCTTACGGTCTGCATTAATCGCATCGCCCATCTCGCTCATTACGAGTCCGAGCCAGTAGGCATCCGGTTTTACATCTTCATGAAAGCCGTGCTCGACGGCTGCTTTGTGTGCACGATCTTTCAGCGCATTTAATTCTTCTGTATTCATATTTTCAAACTTTCTTAACTTTGATATTTCTTTCGTCCCCTATGGGGTTTGTATGCTCGAAAGCATCATTAGTCCAATTGGAGCGCTTCTGGGGGTCTTTCTCCAGCCATAGAGCGTGTTCGATGACCTTCTGCATGTCGAAGAGGATGTCAGCGGTGTTGTCGTAGCCGAGGCCGTAATTCTCGCCATACTCCACTCCCCAGCACAATTTGCGAAGTCTTTGTATCGCCTCCTCAACCTCGAACCGCATGGCATACCACTCGTCGCTGCCTATCTTCCCAGCCTCTTTACCCTTGTATAGCTTCTCAAATGCCGACTCGCAGCACTCTTGAAGTGAGAAGTTAAGCTGACCAATAATCAGACGGTCTGTCACCCTGCAAGCGTAGGCAAGGAGACGCAGCTGACGCTCATTGAGGGTGATGGTGAATTGTTTATTTTCTTTATTCTTTGCCATTCTATTTGTTTTTAGTTTACTACTTTATATTTCTCTGCAAGCCTGCCAAGTCCAAGTTCCTCAGATTCCCTTTCTTTCTTTTCCTTGTCAAGCTGATCAATGTAGTCTTTATACTTCTCACTATTCAGTCTTAGGGCGAACTCACCTGCCTCATTGAAGAAGTTTTCCGAGCCCATATAATTGTCTATAGCGTTATAGCAGTCCTTGCATCTCTGGTAATCCCCGAACTCGATCTTGTGCCTCGAGACGCAGATCTCCTGCATCAGCCTCTTCACGGAGTAACTTATATCTACGAGATGCAACGTCCTGAAGTCAGGCGAGAAATCGATCCCGTAATGAGACTTGTAGACATTGAAGAAATCAACGAAGAACTTCTCCGCATCACGCGTCATAATATACGCCGTCTCCATCTGCGCTTTCAGGAGCGTGTTTTCTTGCATGTTCTTGTCCAAAACGAACTTGAATGCAAGGGTAAGGTTTCTTGTCAACGGCTCTACTTTCCTGTATATCTCGTTCATAAAGTCGAACCACAGGGGGTAAGAGTCAGCGAGGTGCGTCATGACCTTGCGGTTGTACGATTCCATCTGCCTCTCGTACTGCTTCCTGAACCTCCTTATTCCATGCCTGTCAAGGGGCGAACCCTCAATCATGTCAAGCACTTTCTCCATCTCGCTCATCGCAACGTAGTTCATACCGCATACAGCAATCCAGCACCTTCCACAGCAGTCTTGATACACTGCCTTGATCTCTGCCTCCGTGCGTGGGATCTTGGCTAATTCCATTTCTCTGAATATGTTTTTAATCATGTCAATATCGTTTAATGGTGCCGGGTGTGGGAGTCGAACCCATTTGCGAAAAGCTTCTTTACTCATATTGTTTTTTTTTAAAATTAGACCTTGCATCCGTTGCGTCTCCCGGCTTGAAGTCCACCCTTGTCTCACGACAAAGATGGGCAATTGTGCAAATGATAAAAATGAACTGAAATTTCATCCAGACGCTTCTGGCTTGTAACAATCATCATTCTAACAAAAACTAAAAAAAGTTACCACTATAACTCAAAACTACTATTAACCAAATATATAAGAGAAAAGACACCCTCGCGGGCAAAACTTGACATTAGAATATATAATAACATACTGACTGAACGCCTTATCCAGCTTCTTAACCAGTGTTGCCTGGCTTGTCTGCCGTTTCTTCGGCTTGTCTGATTTCTTCTTTTTGATGTAGTATGGCATTTTAGAATAGTGTTTGTTCTGTTATATTTTGCCTCTTCCCTATAATGAAATCACAGATGAAGTTCCTCGCATAGTCCGGGGAAATCATGGAACGTTCCTTGTCGCAAAGACTTCCCGTGTGTCCTGGAAGGGATTCGACGGTTTTTATTTCCTTCGGATTCGTATATGACCTACCGTATGTTCTCTCGCAGTTTACGAACCAGTACTGCGTAGGCTTCACGAAGCAATCACCACGGAGTCTTCTGTTTTTGTCAATAATAGATGGCTTATATGGGAAGTTGTTATACAAGAAATGCAATGTGCTAAAAGGATTCTCAACAATGAGCCTCAGTCCTCTTATGTCGCACACGGCAAACATCTTTAGGGCAATCTCGTAAAAATGTTGTCTTGCCCGACTGCGCAGAAGGATCAGATCTATCTTCTCCTTCTGCGTCTTATGTTTCAAGTTAATGTTTGTACCGTCGAAAAAGTTAATGTTCTGTTGGGAGAACATGATACAAGGGAAGAAAGCCATAATCAAATCGTTTGGTGTCATGTTGTCAAACACGCTTGCCTCACCATCGTAGCATTTCTCTATTTCCGCAAACAAGTCCATTACATGGTCTGTCTCACCAAACTCATTCTGTATGTCATAATCTTCTGCTTGATAACCGAGCTTGCGAAACTCATTCTTAAAAGTTCCCGATTGCTCGAAAAAGCAATATACTTTACCCTTGATTTCCATTTGATTAAAAATTAGTCAGAGTATATAGACATAACATTTGTCATCTGTACTCAACGATCCTCGTTCCGTGCCCAGCCTTCCATGCGTCTGCGCTGTCCACCTTGACCTTCAGCGAGTCACGTTGCCATTGAGCCGTTGTCAGCCTCTCCTTCATGGAGGCATACACTGCGACTGTCATGATGCTCATCAGGGCGAAAAGGATCGCCACTGACAAGCCAGGATTCTTCTGTGTGAACCCGTAAGCCTTCCTGTATGTCCAGATCGCAAGGTTGATGATTATGAGGCACACAGACCAAATGATCCTCGCTATTCCTTTCAAAAGAAGGATGAACGAGTGCTTCATATAATCCCAAAGCTCCTTCCATGTGTATTCGATATTTATATTATTATCTATGATCATAATTATAAATCTTAACAATTACATAATAGGACAAGACACCAAGCTCAATACCAAGTATAGTAATGCCAAGCCATTTGGATACCAATAAGGCAAGGCCAACGGTGCCAACGACGAATAAACACAACGCCAACAAGAGCACGATTTTTGCTATAATCTCAATTATTTTCATTTTTCTAAATATTTACAAAATTTTATTGTTAAATGTTCTACGTATATTTTGCGGATTTTACACCATTTCCCATTAATGCAATTCAGCGCATTAATGCAGTTTATGCATGAGTTCGTAATCATTTCCTAAAACTACAATTTTCAAAAACGACGCGATGAAACATCTCGTTGAACCTGTCAGCTACACGACTGCCATACCGGGGACGGATCTCGGAAGACTGCAGGTTAGTTGAGATGACCGTGAAAAGCTGGTTCTCGTACCTCCTTTCGATAAGCTCCGTAACAGGATTGACAATATTGCCGTAATTTGATACGTCAACCGGCTCAGTGCCTACGTCATCAATAGCCAGCAAAGGTTCCTTGATAAGACCCTGTAACCTTTCCCCATCCTTAGACAAAGCAGCTCTCACGACATCCAAGGCGTGAACAATCCTTATCCCTTCCCATCCCTTTAACTGACATGACCAGATCAAAAGGTTCGTAGCGTTTTGCATAGCTAATAACATAGTCGTTTTCCCGTTGCCGGGCAAACCGAGAAACAAAAGACCTTGCCGATGGTTCTTGTCAACAAGGAACGTCGAAATGTCACGGGCATACTTGGATATATCTTCAGATGCGACATAATCTCGATTCCTCGTCTTAACCTCCACCTCATAAGCAGACAGGAGCAGCGTATAGGCATCTTCCTGAGAAAGATCCCAGCTAAAAGCTTCCCTTAAAATCCGCTGGCGAAGAAGCCGTGACTTCAGAAGCCCTACGTCTAATATTCTTGATTGATTCTGCATTTTTCAATTCGCTATTCTTGTTAATCTCTTTCTTTTTGTTAACCCAATTAATAAAATGTCTCCTTGCCTCAGATTCTGAGGTATGATGCTTGTCATTGCAGGCGCAATCAAGGGAAAAACCATCGAGCAACTGGTTGAACTCGTCCTTGCTTATCCTGAACTTCATCATTACGCTTTCACGCCATATCTGAGCTTTTCGCATCGCATCAATAAAATTGTTAGGCTGTGGATTGTCAGCAACCTTATTTATGCCATGATAGTCATCATAATTAAAGATTGTTATCACCCTCGACTTTATGCCTTCCACCTTCTGCGAGATGCAGCCGGAAGCCTCGAGTTTTTTCAAGCAGTTCCAGATGGTCGATCTTGGGAGCCCTGTCTTGCCGGAAAGGTCGTTAATAGAAGTTGATACCTGCCCGTAACCCATGTCGTTGTCGGACGAAATGTTCGCCATAAGCAATAGGGTCAAAAAGACATGTACCATGCGAGAATTATGATACCACTCCCACGACATCAGCCTGCGGTGAATCTTAATCCATCCGTTCATTTCTGTAATTCTGAAGTTATCGTAAACTCGATTCTGGGATTTGCTTTATCAATGAACTTTCGTGCGTTGATAGCAACGCATCGATTGTCGTTTTTTATAGCCTTGCAAGACTGCAGGCAGTCGAGAATGACCTTCAGGGAGTTGTCAAGGTCATGGCTCATGGTGGGGAAAAATACGTCGAGGTCGAGTCGAAAGTAATCTGTTATCATCTTGTCTCGGTACTTGCCACATTGCATATAAAATGACTGCTCGTATTTCTTCATGGCTGCCGTCTTAGCAAGGCTCCCGTGCCCAACTATCGTAATGATACGGTAGCTATTAGCTTTTGAGGGCACGGAACCTATTATGACTTGCTCGTGTTCCATTTTATCTACTTTTCTTACACCTATTTTCGGTGCATCTCTGCATGCCTTTAAGAACCGCGGCTCTTACCGACTCCTCGAGGCTGCAGGCACCGAGTACTTGGTCATGATTACATTAGTGAACTCGCTCACATCATCGCTCCAGCTCATTTGCCGACTATTTTAGCTATATACTCATTAGCCAGAAGCACCCGTTCCTCCATCAGCTTGATGTCTTCCTCGTTGCGGTCTATGTCTGCAACATGAAGAGGTTCTGTGAGCCAAGGGCAGTAAGCCACGAACTGAGCGTGCTGCATCTTGCAGCAGTCCATCTCAGCCATCACCTGCCAGTAATATTCCGGCTTGACAGCTTTTAGGCTCTCGGCATCATGGATCTCTGTGCGGTACTGCATGTAGGTATTGACGTTCGGGCACTTGACTTCGAGTACCCACATATTTCCTTCTCCGTCAGCGTTGCGAATGATGCCGTCAGGCGATGCCGCAAACCATTCTAAGTTCTCATGCCTGCAGGAGCCTGTCTCATATAGATCACAGCTCGGATGAAAGGTGGCTATAAAAACTTCTTTTGCCTTTGGCTCCATCTCCGTGCCAAACCGCATCGCCTTTGAGGTGATGTTGGTGGCATCGATGTACTCGCCGAAGTAGTTATCATCGGCGAGGATGCCCTGATTGAATATACGCTCACCTGCAAGCTGGTAGAGGTAGGATTTTGCAGTTGCGGAAAACGGCTCGTCCTTCTTCCTGCCAGCCTTCATTATTTCTCCAACTTTAGAGCCTGTGATGTAGCCCATTCTTGCGCGAAACCAATCAAGGCTCCTTTGGTTTGTATCCTCGCTGATCATGCCTCGCCTCCTTTCCCCTTCTTAGCTGCTTCTGCTGCAAGGTTTGCAATGTCTGCCTTGACTTCCTGTTTGCGGTATGGTCTCATAACGTCATCTACAGTAGTATCACCGTCCTTGAGGCTCTGGGCAATGCCGAGAAGAATGGAAATTTCATCAGCCTTGATCTGATTGATCGTCTGCTTGCCGCATAACATGATAACTTCTTTCTCTGAGATGCCGTATTCATCCTTAAAAAAGTCGATGCACTTCTTGCGACGTGCAATCAATTTTTCCTCGGTGGAGAGGTCACCAGTGATCATGTGCTGCGCTGCCTTGTAAACTTGGTCTGTGACAGCCTTTGGAATGACTGAGAAAACAGCGTTGCGGTAGGCGATGGAGTTAGCTGCGTTGCCTGTAACGGTGATCATGTCATCCGTGAATCGCTTGCCATACTTGTTGAGGATGGACCTGCGTACCTCGAACGCCGTTGCCACGTTGTTCTCCAAGTCCCAACAAGTGCCACGGCTAATAATCTGCTTGTCTGTGATTTGCACAACCTTAGCCTCAGCCCGTATATTGCCCCAATTTGAGACGATGAGCTTGGCAAGGTGGACGGACGGACCGGTGATGGGCTTACCGCCACGTGGCAGCGCGTAGCTCATAGACTGCGCTGTTTCCATGTCCATTGTTGCCATCACGATGGAGTTGTTGATGGCGCGCTTGATGTCGCGTGGGTATTGCTTCGCTGTTGCGACCTGTGAGTCTACGTTTGCACGTTCTACCGGGTCTATATTCACTTGCTGAATGCTGTTGTCTGAGGTTTGCATTACCTCGTATTCTGCTTCTTCCATATTTGTGTATTGTTTAAATTTGTTTGCGTTAAACGTCATTTTTTTGTGATTCCGTGTTGGATATAGTCGGCGTAGGCTTTCCTACAGTCGTCTGCGTAAACACTAGTGCCCGCCACTGACACGTTTACGGCAATGATCTCAAAGGCTCTTGCAATCCTTGCAAGGCTGTCTGAGATAGATGCAAAGTCCGGCTGAGATGCAGCCTTCTTGTTCTCTGCTGCTATCTTCTCGCTCTGTTCTCGATACTCCTCGATAGCATGTTTTATCTGATTCATCCCCATAGCTCCGATAAAATAAACTTTCTTCGCCTCCATGAGGCTAATCTTAGCGAGTTGCCCGATGGTGTCTACCCCAATGCCATTATGCAAAGCGTTCGCTGTCATCTTGCACATGCCGAAGTCTGTAAGCAGAGTGTCGTCAAGTTCTTGCTGTGTCATAATTCTTGCAATTTAATATCGTCCATGCTCTATCCCATTAAAGTTTCTACCAGTAAGCATGAGATGATAAAAGCCATAACGGCGATCGCAGCGATTAGATGTTCCTTTCTCCCAAATTCAGGGCACCATAGAATTTCAAATAACTGTTTCATATTTGCCTTCCTTTCTCGATAAATCTGTCAACATCCGACTTCTTGAAGAATATCATCTTATTGCCGAAGGGCTTATAGAACTTTATCCTCCCAGAGTTTCGAATAGATCTTACATAACACATGCTCACTCCAAGGTAGTTTGCGAGCTCACTTGCCGAGAACCAGACTTTCTCCGCCGGCTGAACCTTCCCTATCATAGAACCTTTATAAGTTTTTGAAGGTCTTGCTGCCAGCATTTCAAGTCTTCAAGCCGAGTGGCAGCTGCCGAGTGCCTGGTTAGCTCGTAGCCAAGATCTATATCATCTACGATACGGCTGACGCCATGCTTGTCTCCGACGTAGATGACCTTCTTCTCTTTGCTCTCGTCAATATACAAGACCTTATATTCTTTAACGTTGCTCCTAATGCAATAGTAGACTGAATCACCTTGCTTCAGCCCTTTTTCTATTAATTCGCTTGCTTTCATGTTCTTTTTTTGCAAATTACCGTAAATGTATTATCGTGATTGTCCGTACAGGAGTATCTGAGATCGAAAATCCTCCCGTACCGGGAACAGACCGATTTCGCGGTCTCATATTCCCTGTAGTTTTCGTAACCGAAGACCTTTGCGTTGCCGACTTTCATCAGCTCAAGATCCGCGACCTGCATTTTCTTTAGTTTCATTTTATGCTATTTCCCGTTTAAAAATCCGTTAATGAAGTATGGGAAGATCTTATAACCGTCTTCCTTTCCTGCCGTCCGGATTTCTCCGAACTCAGGATTGTTGAAAATCTGTATGTCATTCATATTTTCTTTCCTTTCTTTTTAAAAAGCCGGGCTTGGAAGGGACATTAAAACTGTCTCGCCCGGATGCGATTATAACTTGTGAGGATTATTTCACCTCACGTTAACAATTCTCATATTGCAGCTGATTTTTGTTTCAATATGTCAAAGAACGCCCGAGAAAAACTCTTAAAAGTTTGGAGCGTATCGGAAAATTATCTATATTTGCAGTATGTGAACTGAATAAGATCGAAGGTGGGCTGTAGAGCCTGCCTCTCTTTCGTTTGCTCCGTTTTGGTTATTTGATTAACCAACGCTGCAAAGATAGGATAAATTATCTTCACTGCCAAATAAATTGAGGATAAATTGTCATCAATAAGCGTTATTTATATTAATTCTAAATAAGTGATTATGGAACACTCTGTAAAACAAAGGATTATGCAATTCATTACTGAAAATGGGTTGTCTGTACGGGCTTTTGAGCGTAGCGCAGGGCTCTCAGTTGGCTATATTAAGAGCCTAAGGCATCAGCCAAGCGAAGATAAATTATCCTCAATACTAAAAGCCTTTCCTCAGCTTAACCGGACGTGGTTGCTGACAGGCGAGGGAAATATGTTAGGAAGCACAACGAAACAGAAAAGCCAGTCCGGGATTCCATTAATCCCAATAGATGCCATGGCTGGACACCTTACAGGCGACGACTTTCAGATCAGGGACTATGAATGCGAGCGTTACGTTATTCCGGATTTTGCGTCTGCGGACTTCCTTGTAACCGTATCCGGAGACTCCATGCAGCCCACTTTAATGAGCGGGGATATTTTAGCGGTCAAAAAAGTTGAAGTAAGTAAGTTGTGGTTTCAGTGGGGGAAGCCTTATGTGATCGCCACTCGGCAGGGGTGCATCGTAAAACGTATCATGCCTTCTAAAAAAGATGGATACATAAGCATTGTTAGTGACAATAAAGAGCAATATCCGCCATACGACTTACAGGGCACGGAAATAAACGGGATCGCCATTGTCGTAGGGCTAATCAGGAAATTATAACAAAAAAAATAACTATGGAAGTAACAGTTCAATTCGATGGCATCGACTTTGCCGGCAAGGACGAGTTTTTGGAAGGCGGAGCTTGGGACAACTATCAGACGAAGATCTCTGGGGTCAATTATAGGGTTAAGCCCGAAGAAGTTGACAGCTATGCTGCCACCACGGGATATTGTATGTACAATAACGACAATGCGGAGCATCCTGAGGCTGTGAGGATCGAGGACAGCCACCACCGCCTGCTGGGCTTTATCCCCAAAGAAGAGCTTAAAAAATACAAGGCATGGGCTAAAGGCAAGGTGCTGCCATGCGTGATTGGGATAAAGCCGTTTATGGCGGATGACGGAGATATACGTCTTGCAGGATATTGCGTCGTGATCAAGGCGCGTGATGAAGAAGAACTCGCCTCACAAGTACAGCATTATGTGACGAGGTATTACGAAAAATACAAGCAAGCTATTTCCGAGTTTAAGAAGCCGGGGAAGACAAACAATGCGGGATGTGCGACTAATCTTATAGTTGTGATCATTGCCTTAGCTGCGTTGCTGCGAGTAATATGCGAGTAGTTGTTTATGTAGTTGTGTAATATTCTATGAATCAGCGAGTTAAAAATGTACAAACATTGCCTTCTAAGCTGTGGGTCCTGGGTTCGAACCCCAGCGGAATCACATTATAAGGAAGAGGGTATATCAAAATTCTGATGTATCCTCTTTTTTGTTTTATCGAATCGCATGGCTACTTTTTGCACTGA